AGAGATTTTTTTTTTTTTTTTCCTTAAAAAGATAAAATAGGATACAAGAAAAGTGCCCATTTAATGGCTATTTCTTATACTTCCTTTCCCCATGTTCAAAGTTTGGCGACGGTGAACATGGGGAATTTTTGTTTATTAATCAGTTAATCCTGTTTGACTTTTAGTAGATAAAGAATCATCTGTAAACATTAAGAAGATGTTAGCTGTTGAATCTTCCCCTTTTATATTTGAATACCAATATGCCGAAACCGATTTACTCCCCATAATTAAGGATTCGGAATATCCATCTGGTTCACCCCAAGATGTATACACGTCATTATAACTTGTTCCAGTTTGCAAGTTATTGAAATCGCTAAGAGTTATAGTGTCATCGCGGTCAAAAAGAAATCCAGTAATTGCTTTATTTACTACTCTGTTATTAGCAAAACTAATTGAAATTGAGGTCTCGCCATCATACCAATTTAAAGTATCTGTAGTAATACCACCATCGTCGCTTGTAGTTGTCGAACTTGGTTCTCCTAACGAAGATTTTACTTCATCAATTGTACTTCCGCCTTCTCCAGAGTTAATAATATCTCCGACTGTGATAGCATCAAATTTATTACGTAATTCAGTATTTACAACAGTTTTACTTGATGATGTAGTGGTACTCTGAGAAGCGCTTGAATCTGAATTTTTAGAGCTTGTTGAATTTGATGCGCATGCACTAAGTGCCACGACAGATAATAAAGTCAATCCTAATAATCCAACTTTTTTCATTAGAATAATTCTCCTATCAGCTTTTAACGTGATTCAGTCTTTTGCACGTAGTATCAAAATAAAAAATCTAAAGCATGATATAAAAATCTCATTACAAAAATAAATATAATAAAAACAATAAAGCCACAGCCACAACCGATAGTGTTTTCGTCGATTAAATCAAAAACACTAAAAGTTGTTTTATTATATACTTTATTGTAAGCAGCTTTTTTCGGGTTGTTAACCCACCCCATACCTTTCTTGCCATAAACGGGGTTAATAGCAGAACGAGCTTGGTTCTTAACCTTGCCAGTCGTTCTTGCTTTAACACTTCGTTTCAAACTTGGTTTACGAGGACCTACTTTCATAATTAACCTTCTCTGTAGATATCAACAACTTCTCCAATTGTACGAATATCATTTTTTTCGGAAAGTTGAATATCATCATAATCTTTGTTAAGTGACTCCAGACGGTCACTTTTTAGTTTTTTGACGTAGTTTTCGCCATCAACTTTAAAAATACCGATTTTATTTAAATCAACTTGATTTGTTAATTTAATGAAAAGAAAATCACCATTTTTGATTTTGGGTTCCATTGAGTGACCGACAACAATAGCTATTGTGTCGTATTTATCGTCATCTGGTATTTCATCCGCGTAGAAGTCCACCATTGAATCATAATCATCATCTTGCCAGTAGCCAGTACCTGCAGAAACTCTCCCCGGAACTTGCCGTGGCACACGTTTTCTTGTATCGTACTCAGCACGCTTCTCTTGAATATCGATAACTTTACCCTGCTCCTCGGATAAAAGCTTTTCGGACGTTTGTACAAGCTTATTTTTACGATTGTCATTTAACTTATTATAGTTAGATAGTAAAATCGCTTGGCGAGGGTCAAAATTAATCTTTGGAGAGATAGTGGTTATCTTATTAGATTTATCTTCAATTAAATCAGACTTATTCACATTAAAATAATTTGCTAAAAGTTCTATTTTACCAATTCTTGGATAGGTGATACCTTTTAGCCAATCTCTAACTGTAGTATATTTTAAATTTAAATCGGCGCATAGAGTATTTCTGTCTACGCCTTTCTTTTTCATATAATAATCAAGGTTTTTAGAAAAAATCTCCTTGTTTTTAACATTTGTTTCGGTCATTTGCTCACCCCTTTCTCACTTAATATGTTACGTTAAAAACGCAAAAAAGTAAAGAAAAAAATAAAAAAATACGGAAAAAACGCAAAAAGTTCTTGACATTGCGGTTAAACCGCATTATAATATACTCGTAAGGTTGAGATAGACCTTAACAAAAACAGGAGGTACAGCTAATGGCTAATTTGAGCGTAAACGTAGAAGTTACAAATATTCCTGAACTTCTTAATGCATTGAGAGAAGTAACAAAAAAAGCCGAAGAATTACAAGAAGCAATTCAACGACTTAATGCAATTGAGCTTGAAATTTCAACTGAGGTGGTGAATTAGATATGCAAGATAAAATTAATGATTTAGCTTTCTATTCAGCGTGTCTGTTTATATGGCTCTTATTTTTGTTAATAATCTATTTTTTCACCAAAGGATGGTGTTGGTTAATTGTTAAATTTATATTGACCATTATTTTTATTTATGGCATTCGTGATTGGTTTGTCGATTACACATTACTTAAATTTCAAAAAAGTAGAGAAAAATCGAGTAAATAGTTCTTGTAATACTGGAACGAATAAAGAGAGAATCCAAAACAATATTTGAATGAGTTTGCTGTATTGTTTTTCATTATCTATACCAATATATTTTAAAAATTGTAATGGAATAGAGACGATAAATTTAATAAAATATTTGATTGATTTAATTTTTTCAAATTGAAGAACATAGTAGTCAGCCATGTTATCAAGAAGCATAAATTCTTCTTGAATAACCAAGGAATTAGTACTTGGGAAACTTCCTACAACATCAACTTGATTTCTAATAATTATTGCACTGTTTCCTCTAAAAACAGTCTTTGGGGAAGTTTCTGATTTGTAGCGTTTTTTATAAAGTTCTGCAAAAACTGCATTACTTGGTCTTGGAGATTTAGTTTTGCTCTTATACCATTCTTCAAATGTCTGTTTGAGTTCAACGGCTGCCTTAGCATCATCTCTCTTATCAGCATACTCAATATAACAACAAATAATGATCACTGTGACCAATATAGCGTAGTAAATAATCATATAAAACCTTCCTTGATATTAATATTTTTATTTCAATTATACCATTTTAGAAAGGGGTGAGAATATGCAAAAAATGACATTGAAAATGTTGCGCGTTTCTAATGGATTAAATCAAAAAGAAGCTGCAAAACTCGTAGGAGTGTCTGCTGATACATGGGGACATTGGGAACGTTGTCAGACAGAACCGTCGATTAGCATGGCTTATCGCATAGCAACGACATTCAATACTAATTTAGATGATATTATTTTTTTACCCAAAGTTGCGGTTTTACCGCAATAAACATTTATCAGCAGGTTAGAAAGGAGCAAACATGAAACCAAAACGTTATCCGTATAGCGGAAAGAAAAAAGAACTGGCTAAACCAGTTCAGTTTAAAAATCCATTAAAGTTATTTGACCAATTTACGACATCAGTGCTATGTACTGCGAAGTCTAATAATCCAGAGCATGTTAGATTGGTTATCGAACTTATGCAAACTTATTCGCAGCTCTATTCGTAATATTTGGCAACAGCTTTATTGATTCCATCATAAATCATTTCATATTGTTCAGCAACATATTCGCCAAAAGGCTTATTAAAGTCTTTCTTTAGATAATAGGCTTTATATAATTCATCATGCAATGCTGAAATGATTTCGCCAGCAATAACAGTATTGTCTTTGCTCATAAAACAGTCTCCTGTAGTTGGAACTACGGTTGTAAATAATGGCGCAAATAGAAAATTGCAAGATTATGTACTATCTTTAGATGCTGCTAAAAATTTAGCAATGGTATCTAAAACCGACAAAGGAAAAGAGGTTCGTCAATACTTCATTCAAATCGAAAAGGACTTCAATAGTCCAGAGAAAATCATGGCACGAGCTCTTAAAATTGCTGATCGAAAAATTATCAGTCTTGAACATAAAAACGAGGTCTTACAATTAGAGCTTGAAGAAGCTAGAAAACAAACCGATTACCTTGATTTAATTTTGCAAACCAAAGATATGCTGACAACTACGCAGATAGCGCAAGATTATGGTATGAGTGCTAATAAGTTCAACCAAATTTTGAAACAAGTCGGTATTCAACGTAAAGTTAAAGATCGGAAGAGCACA